ATATCAGGTAGCCAAAATTGGCTACTTATAGTATAGCAAACTCGTATAACCCAAAACAAGAAAGGAAGGTAAAAAAAATGACACATGAAGAGTTGTTCGAAGAAAAACAGCATCTAGTAATCGCAGCGATTAAACAAAGATTTGGAAGTATAACAAGAGCCACACAAATTGCAGAAATGAACAACATGGAGTTGGATGATTTAATGCAAGTGGGGCGTATGCACTTATGGGTTTGTTGTGTGAAATATGATGCAGAGAGAATACATACATTCAATGCATACGTGATGAAAGGTATGAAATGGGCAATGAGCGATGAACTGCATATGAAAGGCACGCCTTTTAAAGTAAGTAGAAAAGTGAGTCATGAGGAAAGAAATCAAATTCATTTTCATTCGATCGATTTACATCGAGAGGAGGAAACAGCAAATGAATTTTATGCAGTTTCTCCTATCAATGTGGAAGAAGAAGCGCTGTTATCCGTTGCATTTGAAGAAGTAACGAGTGTACTGGAGGAAAGGGAAAAAGCAATTATTCTGCATATTGGTGAGGGATATACCACAAGAGAAATTGCGAGGAAATTTGAGATGGGGAAATCCACAGTCAATAAAAAGAAAAATGAAGCATTTCTAAAAATCAACCCAGATTATAAACCGATGAAGCAAAGGTCATTTTTCTTAGGAAAACGATCATTAAAGGGGAACCGCCAGCAGCTCCTGGTGATGTAAAGTATGAGGAGACAAAAAAAGACCTGTTAAACAGGTCAATAGGGTATTTCGTAAAAGAATATGACGTACCCATATTTTAACAAACGTGTAGGAGAAATACTAGTCTTGAAATGCAGAATATTTAATTATTTTTATGTGGAGGGATGTTAAAAATGAATAATCAATTAAAAGTACAAACTTCTTATTTAGTTATGGTGGGGAACCTATTTATTAGGAATCACACCCCGTTAATGATGTCTAGAAATACTAACGGTGCAATGGAGTTTGATTATGCTACGGCAAAAAGAATTGCAAAGGATGTAATGGGGGGCGTAGTTAGAAAAACTGTGGAATATGAAGTGGTAACCGATAGATAACAAGGAGGGATTTAACATAATTGAAAATGCAATGTTAATCGGGAACCATCAGGATTCCTCATTCAATAACGTTATGGATTATTGTCAAAGTTGCGGTAAAGAAATCTATTTCGGTGAAGAGTACCGAGATATGGATGGCGATTCCATACACGATGAAATAGATTGTATCACAACATATGTAAAATCCCATTCCACAAAGAAGATTGCGGGTGAATGAAGTGAATTTGCAACAAAAGATTGAAAATGAAATGGCAGTTTTAAGGGGCCTAATCGAGCGATATAGGCGTTATGAAGACTCAGAATCTATTTGTATGGTCGTTGCCTATGAATATGGCTTGCAGGTACTTATGGACTTGTATGAAATGAGTATACAAAAAGAGGTGATACCGTTTTGAATGCTTCAATTGAAGAATTAGAAAAAGTATTATCTGTAGAACGACGAAGGTTAAGTGAATACCAACGGGAATTAGAAAGGCTGGTAGAAAAGAAACCGATTGTTGAAAAGAATATTTTGAAAACTGAAAGCGATATTCGAGATCATGAAGCTTCCATTTTCGTTCTAAAAAGCATGGCGAAGGAGTGAACCAATTGGAAATCACAAACGGTGCTGATATTACCAAAAGTAAAAAAGCGAAAATTATTATCTATTCAAAGCCGGGTAACGGTAAAACAACAATTGCTGGATTGTTGCCAGGGAAAACATTAGTCCTGGATATCGATGGGACAAGCCAAGTGTTATCGGGTTATGAAAATGTAGACGTAGCTAAAATTGATGGTGAAAATCCACATGATAGTATTCTACAGTTTTACGCACTAGCAAAAGCGAACATTGGTAAGTACGACAATATTTTTATCGATAACCTAACGCATTACCAAAAGTTATGGTTGCTTAAAAAAGGTGAAAAGACAAAAAGCGGTATGCCAGAGTTAAAGGACTACGCTTTACTAGATAACCACCTTTTAAAGGTAGTAGAAACATTTAATTCACTAGATGCAAATGTTATTTTCACAGTTTGGGAGACAACAAGGAATATCACTCATGATGATGGCCAGCAATACACACAATTTATTCCTGATATTCGGGATAAGATCGTTAATCACATTATGGGAATTGTTCATGTGGTCGGTCAATTAGTGAAAAAGGCAGATGGAACAAGAGGATTTGTTTTAGAAGGTAATCAAAGTGTGTTTGCTAAAAATCATTTGGATCAACGTGAAGGTTGTCTGCAAAGCGAGTTGTTACAATCTGATGTTCCAACTACATGAATATCAACAAAGACTTGTAGATCGTGTTAGGCAAGCTTATACAGAAGGATTTACATCCCCTTGTGTCGTCGCTCCGTGCGGTGCGGGTAAGTCTATCATGATTTCAGAAATCGCAAGAATGACAACGAATACAGGCAGACGAGTTTTGTTTGTAGTCCACAGGAAAGAATTGATTGATCAGATTCGTAACACATTCATTAAAAACGAAGTGAATATGAGTTTCGTAGAATTCGGAATGGTTCAAACCGTTGTGAGACGATTGGATAAAACACCAAAGCCCGCATTGATTATCACAGATGAATCTCATCATGGTTTAGCGGCTTCGTATCGTAAGATTTATGAATATTTTGACGATGTGTTACGTCTTAGTTTTACTGCTACACCTATTCGCCTAAATGGGAGTGGGTTAGGAGACATAAACGATATTCTCATTGAGGAAGTGGATGCCGAATGGCTCATACAAAATGGTTTTTTATCTCCCTATAAATATTATGCACCAAAATTGATAGACACATCTTTGCTTAAGTTGAATAACCTACGTGAATTTTCCTGTAGTTCTATGGATAAAGCGCTGGAAAGTAAAACGATTTATGGTGATGTGGTTGAGCATTATCGTAAATTAGCATCAGGAGAGCAAGCCATATGTTATTGCCACAATATTGAATCTAGCAAGAGGATAAGGCAGGAATTTTTACATTACGGCATTGTATCAGAACATATTGATGCGAAAACACCGAAGTTAGAACGAGAAGAAATCGTAACAAAATTTCGTAATAAAGAAATCCAAGTATTAACGAATGTGGATTTAATAGGTGAGGGATTCGACGTACCGGATTGCTCCACAGTGATTATGTTGAGACCGACACAATCCCTTTCTCTCTATATTCAACAGAGTATGAGAGGGATGAGATACAAGCCCGCTAAAACGTCTATCATTATTGATCATGTGGACAATGTGAGAAGGTTCGGATTGCCAGACCAGAAAAGGTACTGGAGTTTATCCAGTAAAAAGAAATTAATTAGTGAAGCTGAAATCAAAATCAAACAATGTACAAATTGTTTTGCCGTCTATCCATCTCGTTCGAAAGAATGTCCAGAATGTAGGCATAAACCAGAAATACAACAGGTCACAGAATACGAACGGGACAAAGATGCGACATTAGAAGAAGTCACAAAAGAGGATGTCCATATCACGTTGGATTTTAGAGAGCCGTCAGACTGCAAGAATATGAAGGAACTCTATGAATTAGCGAAACACCGGAATTATAAGCGCGGTTGGGCGTACTATCAAGGAAAACAATTAGGTTTTATCTAAAAAAATAAAAAACAGAATGGAGAATGAACATGGGATTCAGTTTAGATTTTAATGATGTATATGGAAATGGGAGTATTGCGGATGGTGAGTATGAAGTAGTGATTTCTCAATGTAATGAAAATGCTACACCAGGAGGAGCGGAATATATTCAGTTTGATTTGATTATTCGAAATGATGTAGAACAAACGTATAAGAATTGTCATATCTTCCATAAAATCTGGAAAGCGAAAGCGACGGGAAAGTATAACATGAAGTCCCTAAATACAATTGGTAAAGCTTGCAAATTAGAAAAGGATAAGACGTATGCGTCTTTTGAAGAGTTACTACAGGATTTTGTGCTAAAGACAGTACGTGTCATTGTGAAAAATGAGCTATCCGACTATGACGGAAAAACGTACCCAAATGTAACGGGCTGGGGCTTTTCAAACATCACAGGCCCATTACAGCATCAGTTTAAGGAGAAAAGTGATGCGCAAACATTTTCGGAAATGAAGCAAAGCGGAGTGCCAATTAAGGATCAGGATTTACCGTTTTGATGAAGGGGGCTAGGTAATATGCAAAACTATGAAAACATTCCTGATGAACTAAGAGAATTAAAACAGTGGTGTTGTTTTAAATTACAACAACGTGGAGAAAAAATGACGAAGATCCCTATTGATGCGAATACAGGCGGATTAGGGAAATCAAACGATGAAAGCACATGGGCGACTTTTGAAGTCGCCATGGCTGCCATCGATACATTTCATTGTGATGGAATTGGTTTTTATTTTAAACCCCCGTACTTTGGGATTGATATGGATAATGTACGAGAAGAGATTGTACGGTATCAAGCAGGTGATCATGAAGATAATATGGTTTCGGAGTTTATCGAAATGATGTGTAGTTATACAGAATACTCGGTAAGTGGAAACGGCATTCACATTATTGCCAAAGGTGATTTACCAAAAGGTGGTAGACGAAAAGGGAATGTGGAGATGTATGATAGCGGCCGTTTCTTTGCGATGACAGGGAATATTGTTGGTCATTATACAAGAGTCGTAGAGGATGAGTATGGACAAGTAGGGTACCTCCACAATAAATACATTGCGAAAAGTGAAGTAGCGGACGCAAGTACCTCTCTCGATACTCCACAAGGAGTAGATATTCCAGAAGCCGAAATCATTCAGATTGCCTGTAATAGTAAAAATGGCATGCGCTTCACATTATTTATGAATGGTGGTTGGGAACCATTTTATGATTCTCAATCGGAAGCGGATATGGCTTTTGCCAATGATTTAGCGTTTTGGACAAACCGTGATGTTCATAAGATGGATCGTATCTTCCGAAGCTCGTCTCTGTATCGTGAAAAATGGGATAGAACACAGAATCAATCTACATATGGTGCAGAAACATTACAGAAAGCCATTCTGGATTGTACCAATGCTTTTATTCCGAGAGAGCGTGATGAAGAATTTAATCTGTATGTACTTGAAAATGATGTGAAAACCATTGAAAAGAAATTGTATAGTTACGATGATACGGGTAATGCAAAACGTTTCACAGACGCGTACGGTGAAGTCATTCGATATAGCTACATTCGTAAGAATTGGTACTTTTATGACGGAAAGATATGGCTAATTGACCAACAAGGAATGATAAAAACGATTGCTGATAAGGTCATTGAAAAGATGAAAGAAGAGCCCGTTTATGTACCAGAGGGAGAGGATGAAATGGAAATGAAAAAGGCCTTGCATAAACATCTGAAATCGTCACGTGGCAGTCAAAAGAAGACAAACATGATAAAAGAAAGTGAACATTTACTACCCATTCAACCACATGAATTTGATAATGAAACAGATGTATTTAATGTTCAAAATGGTTACTTGGATTTACGAACAGGAAAACTACACGAGCATGACAAAACGAAGTTTTTTACTAAAGTATCTTCCGTAGAGTATACAGATAAAATGGATTGTCCGTTATGGATGGAATTTTTACATCAAATATTTGATGGGGATCAGGCGCTTATTGAGTACATGCAACGAGCGGTTGGTTATTCTCTTTCTGGTTCTACAGAAGAACAGATGATGTTTATTCTGCATGGGAATGGTCGAAATGGAAAATCTGTGTTCTTAGATGTGATTACAGAGATATTTGGGAGCTATGCAACGAATATTCAACCACAGACGATTATGGTCAAACAACAAAGTTCTGGGGCGAATTCGGATATTGCGAGATTAGATGGTGCGCGGTTAGTTACGACCACAGAACCGAATGAAGGGGTGCGGTTAGATGAAGGATTAGTAAAGCAATTGACAGGTGGCGATAAGGTAACAGCCCGCTTCTTATATGAAAATGAATTTGATTTTATGCCACAATTTAAACTTTGGATGGCTACCAATCACAAACCGATTATTCGTGGTACGGATGACGGTATTTGGAGGCGTCTAGCTATCGTCCCATTTACCGTGCAAATACCGAAAGAAAAGGTAGATAAACAATTGAAGCACAAGTTGAGACGGGAATTAAAAGCAATTTTAAATTGGGCTGTGGAAGGTTACATCAAATGGCGTAAGGATAGTTTGCAGGAACCACAAATCATTCAGGAGCAACGCGAGGAAT